AGCCATGTCGATGACTGGCAAATAACCAACAATCAGCTTTGCACTGTGTTCGGTGTCGGTAACGTCAAGATGACGCGAATCACCGCTGAGCTTGAGTCTGCGGAGTACATCCGCAGAGAAATAGTCCGAAACGAAAGTGGTCATGTAGCCAGATGGGACTGGCTGGTCACGGATGTTAGGGGGAGTTTTCCACTAGATCATCGAAACCCAGATCANNCCCAGATCAAGTAAACCCAGATCAAGGTGATCAGACCCAAAGAACAAACATTACTACTAACGAACATCCTAAAGAACAAATATGCTGGCGCTCTTCTCTCCTTGATGACCTGCCTGACGGTGTCAACAAGCAAGCGTGGAGCAAGTGGTGGGACTACAAGCTAGCTGAGCGTAAAGGCAGAAAGCCATCCAAAAAGATGATCACTATGATCTCGCAGGACTTTATTGTTCTGAAGAGAGAGGGTTTTGATCTGCTGGGGGTGGTTGAGTTTGCAATTAGCAGAGAGTGGAGGTCCGTCGGAAAGCCGGACTGGGATGCACTGAAGTCATTTAAGGGTCACGACAGGAAGAATGATCTGTTGGGGGCTGTCAAATGATGGATATTAAAACGCTAGCTCAAAACCTAGCATCTCACTCAGCAAGCATTTGTCACGAGCTTTATCCAGACGGTCGAGTCGAGTCTGGTTGCTACAAGATTGGCTCGATTCAAGGTGAGAAAGGCAGAAGCATGTCTGTCTACTTGAACGGCGATCAGTCAGGTAAGTGGATGGACTTCAGTACCGGCGAAGGTGGAGACCTGCTGGACCTGATCATGTATAGCCAAGGCATGACTTTGGTCGATGCGATGGAGTGGGCAAAGCAGCGATACGGTATACGTGACAACTCCCCCGCAAAAAAAGTAGCGCCGGCGGAAAAAAAGAACTACACCAAACCTAAGCCACCTGCTCAAAACGAAAGCTCTTGCCTGCATGCATACATGGAGACAAGAGGATTTAAGGATGTGGGGGAAGTGTGCTTTCGGTGGAAGATATATGAGACCGATACAAGGGGTGGTCAGGATGTGGTCTTTCCCTTCTTGGACCCTACAGGCAAAGAAACTTTTCTCAAGACTAAGCCGATCAACCATGACGGTAACCCAGCAACTCAGAAAGACCTCAAGCCAATACTGTTTGGATGGCAAGCCATGCCTGACGATGCGAGAAAGGTGTGGATAACCGAGGGCGAGTGGGATGCCATCGCATGCGGAGAGCTAGGATTCCCCGCCTTGTCAGTGCCAATGGGCGGAGGCAAAGGCGCAAAGCAAACCAAGTGGATCGCTCATGAATACGAGAACCTCGCACGCTTTGAAGAGATCCTGATTGCAACCGACATGGATGAGCAGGGGGAGCTTGCCGCCGCAGAAATTATGTCGAGGCTCGGTGATCGTTGCTATCGGGTAAACCTTCCGACCAAAGACATCAATGAGCTGCTACAGAAAGAGGGCTATGATCAGGCCCGCTGGATGTTGGAGTGCGCCTACCAAGAGGCTCGCTGGAAAGACCCAGAAACCCTGCGGTCTGTACTGGACTTTGAAGCGGACATCGATGACTTCTTTGAGAACACAATTGACGACGCTCAGGGCTTTGGGTCTGGGTGGGCGAAGCTCGATGAAGAGGACATCAAGTTCAGACCCAATGAGCTGTGGGGTGTATGCGGAATCAACGGTCACGGTAAGTCGATGTGGCTGAATCAGCTGTCGCTGAATGCAGTGGAGCAAGATCAGAAAGTTCTGATTGCCTCGATGGAGATGACTCCGAAAGCGACCATGGGTCGGATGATCAGGCAGGCGGCAGGCTCTGCCAGTCCTCCCCAACCTTACAGAAAGAAACTGCTGGAATGGATGTGTCCAAACCTATGGCTTTTTGTGGATAAGTTAACCCCGAAGCCTGAAGACCTCATGTCCTGCTTTGAATATGCGTATCGCCGTTACGGCATAAACACATTCGTGGTCGATTCCCTCACCAATATGGTCAGACAGGATGACTATGAGGGCCAGCAGAGATTCATTGAGAAGCTGGTCAACTTTAAGCTCGCCTTCCCTGTAACCATCTTCATTGTCACTCACGTCCGAAAGGGTGAGTCAGAGTATGCCGCTCCAAACAAGTACGACGTTAAAGGCAGTGGCTCGATCACTGACTTGGCTGACGGTTTCATTTCTGTTTGGAAAAACAAGCGGAAGACTGAGCAGATAGAGCAGGCGGAAATGCTGGGGGAAGAGCCTGATGAGCAGTACACCAAACAGTGGGATATGTATCTAGAGGTGCTTAAGAACCGGAACGGAATGTATGAGGGCAAGGTCGGCTTTGAGTTCGACAGCAAGTGTTGCCAATACAGGGACCGAAAGAGCAGCAAGGCTAGGTACTACATCAACTATTCAAAGGAAAGCTAATGGACCAAGAAAATTTTGCAGAGAAGATCAGGGCGGCTGGTCAAGCAGTCGGTAAGGCTGAGTTTGAACTGCTGAGAGCGGAGGCTGAAGAAAAGAAAATTGTTGCGCAGACAATGGTTATTGCTGAGGCAAACGGAGCTAAGACCAATGCGCATCAACTGCGTTCAGCAGATGAGGACCAGAGAGTGTTCGAGGCTCGCCTCGCCAAAGGTCGCGCAAAGGGGGCGCTTGCTGCGGCTAAGTCAGAAGCTCTTGCCGCTGAGGTCGAGTTCAAAGTCTGGCAATCAAGGTTAGCCAGTGAGCGTGCAGAGCGCAGAGTCTACGGCACTTGAAGGGTCGAAGCGCAAATGCAACTGATAAGAAATGGATGGATGACATCACTCAGCTTGGTTGTTGTGTGTGTCACCGCCAGTTCAATGTTTACACGCCGGCAGAGGTGCATCACATCGACGGCAAAACGAAAGAAGGGGCGCACCTCAACTCGATACCCCTCTGTTACAAGCACCACCGAAGCGGCGAAGACAACGCAAGTTATACAAGCCGACACCCATTCAAGAAGAGATTCGAGGATCGTTACGGATCTCAAGAGTCACTGCTTGAGTGGACCCAAAACAAACTTATGGAGATAAAAGATGAGCATTGATAACGCAACACCTAGAGAGTGGGACAAGGTATCAAAGCCGCACCACTACGCGACTAAGTCAGAGAAGTACCCGCACCTTGAGTGCATTAACTTTATCGAGGCAGCGTTGACGCCTGAGGAATACAGGGGTTACTGCAAAGGTAACGTGCTCAAGTATTCGTGGAGATGTGACCACAAGGGAGCCACCGTGGATGACCTTCGCAAGGCTCGCAAGTATCTTGATTGGTTGATCGAGGCACAAGTTTGATCAACGGCAGGGCGAAGGGGCACGCCTTTGAGCGGGAGCTTATCAAGAAATTTCATGATGAGTTCGGTGACTGCGCCTCACACCTCAAGCGTAACCTCGATCAGTATCAGACTGTCGGCAAAGCTGACATCGAGTTCCATAATCTGATGATCGAAGCCAAGCGCTACGCCAGTGGTCACTGGCACAAGCCTGAATGGTGGACTCAGGCTAGAACGTCTGCCGGTGAGACTCACATTCCGGTGCTGATCTACAAGTACGACCGCCAGCCTATCAGGCTGGTGTTCCCACTGCGAATCATGAGCGACTACTCGATGAAGACCGAGGAGACAATCACTGTCGATTGGGATACGGGCATGTTGCTCATGCGAGAGATACTTGAGGTGCCGGATGCGACCGTCGGACTTTAACGCCAAAATTAAATTGGCGGCGAAAAAAATATACTACCCCCAGTGCCTTCAGTACATAGAGGACAACCTACATCCTGACTTCCATGCTCTGGCTAAAGCTACCCTGCCCTATTACTTGCCAAGCAATATCTTAGACCTCCCCACTAAGGATGAAAGACGGGACGCAATCGAAAGTATTCCTGATGACGCAACACCCAGTCACACCAAAGACATAGTAAAGATTGGCGTGAAGTTGTTATGGAAAAAGGATCGCGGTGGGACTCAAAGAAGATCTTAAACGAGGGGGTGTCATTGAAGATGACCTGCTTCACCGATTGCGCTTGGTGTTTCCAAACGCGAAACGTGCAGTGGGTCTTCACCCCGAATTTGATATCGAGATTCCTGAGCTAGGTAAAACTGTTGAGGTTAAATACGACCCTATGAGCCAGAAGACCGGCAATGTCGTGATTGAGTACTTTCACGCTAAGCCGTCAGCATTCAGCGTATCTATCGCTGACTACTGGGTGATAGTTACAGGCAATGGGGAGTATTGGTTTAGCAGGGAGGGGATACTGGAATGTATCTTGCTGGAGGGAATGGAGCCGGTCCGCATTCATGGTCCGTCAGACCGGCGTCCAAAGTGGGTCTTTCTTATTCCGCTTGTTCTCTTGCGGCGATACTCAAACGTAATGCTAGGATAACCACCTTCGGTACTTTGCTTCTATTGGTGGTGCGGCTGTAGTTTTTTACTGTGCCTAGCGGTATCTCAAGCATCTCTGATACGTCAGCCTGAGACAGCCCATGCTCTCGCATGAGTGATTGCAACTCCTCATTCGTTGTCACGGGTCTTTTCCTTCTTCCGTTTTTCCCAAGCCCTTTGTCGGTCGCCCACATGTAGGTAGGCGCCTCGTAGGGCGATCCCAAGCCCCAGCAGGACAAGTATAAGGAGCGTCATCTCTAAGTAAATCATCAGTTCACCTCGGCATATTCGATCAGCTCCTCACTGCCGCAGTCGGGGCAATAAAGGTAGTAGGTTTCGCGATCAACGTAGCCATCGCCGTAAGGCTCGCGATCAATCTCTTTCTCGCAAACCAGTTCATCGTAATCGCCAAAAAAATCACAGTCAGAGCATTTCCACATGTTCATTCTGAATCCCTCTCGGTGGGGTAAATTGTCCAAAGAGAATCGCCATAGGTTTCATAGTTCCGAAGGTAGCGCCTCATTGTGCTGACATGCACTGAATAGCGATAAGCGATTTGATCCACGCTTTTCCCTTCTTCTCGCATTTTTATTGCTTCTCTCATTTGGTGCTTTTTAAGTCTCAACTTTTGTCTCCTGACATTAGTTTTCCAAGACGCACCGCAGTGCGTTTCGATCAGTAACTATCTGATCTCATCAGTTGGAATTAAGCTCGCCGGCAAGCATGGTCTTGATTGCGATCAGCTCTGCCCTGTCGATGACCAGCTCGCCAAGCTTTGACTCAAGCGCAGACATGATCTTGCGACGTTTCAGTAGCTCCACCGCCATTGTCCTTTGATGATGGGGCTGTAGTGCTTTGTAGCTTCCGGTTGGAGAAATGATTGTCTCCAGTAGGTGACTTGGTAGCTCGTGATGCATCGGTTTTTTTCCTCTGTCGGTTAATGAACATGACCAGCTTGGGCAGGTCTTCGATCTGAAACTCATCGAGAGTGAACTCGACCATAAGAATCGAGGCGACCTCGTCTTCACGAAAGCCGCCACGCAACAGGGCCGTAGCCCTGTCGGTGATGGTGTAGCGGTAGACGGGACTCACGGTTGCAGCTCCTTCTCAAGAAAGAACTCGACGTTGCGGTAAATGCTCTCGATGACCTTCTCTCCCTTTTCGGACCATCCATAGTCTGAGATGGTCTCCATGGGTGAGGTGCCATTGCCATAGATCAGCCGGAACCAGCCACGATGAAGCCACGTACCGTCGGGGTGTTGCTCGCTGATTAGCAGGTAATCCTCATCGGTGCTTGCCATGTACTCCAGCACCACACCA